GAGAAATTCAAGAATTGTTGTTGGAATTTGGCCGTAGCTGGAGACATGTACGCCATCACTGAAAAAATGAGAAAACGGGACGAGAAAAATGGAAAACCAGAAAATAAAACAGAATTATAACCGTCTCAAGTCTGAACGAGACACATTGGATTCAACGTTACAAGTTATACGTCAATTCTTTGTCCCGTTTCGAGGGGAATTCTTTGATGACGATATGTCAGAACATAGTATCGAATGGCGGGACATGCGCCAAGTGTTTGATACCACGGGAATTTCTGCTTGCGACCGATTAGCGGCAAACGTACAGGCGGCACTTACCAATCCAAGTCTAAAATGGTTTAAATTCCGTTTCCGGGACGACAAATTAAATAAAACACATGCGGCTCGCGTATGGCTGGAAGAATGTGAAGATATCGTCTATCAAGAACTAAAAGACAGTAATTTTGACGTAGAAAGTAGTGAATTCTATTTGGACTTAGTGTCGTTTGGCACGGCGGTGCTGATGGAAGAAGCGGAATCAGAACTTGAATGGAATGGAATCGATTTCAACGCAATTCCGATGGTTGATTGCTATTTCGAAGAAGACAGTAAAGATGGACTATTGCGATTCTACCGAAAGTACGAATGGACACCGCCACAAATATGCGATAAATTCGAAGGAACGGGAACAATCCCAGAATGGATAACCGTTAACAAAGAAGAAGCCGCACGGGAAAAGATAGTGGTGATATTCTGTGTGTATGAGATACCTGCAAATAAGAAAGCAGATATTAATTCCGTATTAGAAACATCGGCCCGACCATTTGGATTTAAATACGTAATAGAAAAAGATGGTTCCCTACTGGGAGAAGTAGGGGGCTACTATGACATGCCAGCATTTATTGCTCGCTGGCGAAAAGTTTCAGGGTCCAAGTGGGGCTATTCCCCTGCCCATATCGCGCTCTCCGACGCTTTGACCCTGAATCAAATTACCGAAGATACGCTAGAAGCGTTAGGTAAAGTGATTGACCCTGCCATACTTACGACATCAAGAGGATTGTTGTCGGATTTAGACCTTAGGCGTAGCGGGGTCACCGTTGTAAAAGACGTGAAGGACGTGGTTCCATTCGAGTCTAAAGCCCGGTTTGATGTGGGTGAACTTAAAACGGAACGACTGCAGGCGGCCATACGGTCAGCCTTTTACGTCGACCAATTGGAATTGAAAGAGTCGCCTGCAATGACGGCCACAGAAGTTAACGCCCGTGCTGACATGGTGCTGAAACTTATGGGCCCCACCTCAGGGCGGATACAAAATGACTTCCTCGACCCCTGTTTGCAACGCACATTCAAGATACTATTGCGGGCGGGGCAATTACCAGAGATACCAGAAGTTGTTGCGGCCTCAGAAGCAGAAATGGATATTGAATATACAGGGCCAATGCCACGTGCTCAGCGTGACGACCTGATACAAGCAATTGACAGATGGGCAATGACTCTGGCTCAACAGGCAGAAATCAATCCTGCAGTATTAGATATTCCGGATTGGGATGCTATTGCCCGTGAGACAGCGGCATTAGCAGGCGTACCAACTCGTTTGACCCGTGACCAAGACGTCATTGATAAAGAACGGGAGCAGAAAGCGAAACAAATGGAGCAGGCACGGACACTTGAAAATGCCAAATTAGGCGGCGAAGCGGCAGGAGCAATGCAACAAGCATTACCAGGACCACAGGGGGTAGTTAAGTAATGGAAAAGAAAACAGTAGAGCAACTAAGAACGGAGGCCGAGCAAAAGGCCGCCATCTTAAAAAGAGTATTTAGTGGGCCAGATGGGGACAAGGCATATGACCTACTATACGCAGAATTTGCGGACCGGACGAGCCACGTAATAGGGGACTCGCATTCGACTGCATTTAACGAAGGGCAACGTTCAGTTGTCCTATTTTTAGCAGATATTAGAGAGAGTGATTATGAATAAGAAATTTTTTGAATACAAACATTTACCGGAGCATTTGCAAGAAATAAGCAAACCGATAGGTGAGTTGGCAGAAGCGATGGAAAAAAGGCTGCCTAGTGGCGCAGAAAAATCTGCAGGGATGCGGAAGTTATTAGAAGCCAAGGATTGTTTTGTTCGTTCCCGTTTGGAGGACGCCTAAGGACGATAATAATAATGAGCAAAAGGGTGGCCAAGAAAATGCAGCGGTATTACCCGCGTCTTTCAAAGACGTGCCAGCACTTGCTGATTTCAAAGATGTGGGGTCTTTGGGCAACGCGTATGTCGAAATCAAAAAAATGCAGGGGTCAAGCATACGTATCCCCGGAGAAGACAACTGCAAGAATTCAGACAAAAATTAGCTGACGTTGATGGGGTCATGTTAAAGCCCGATTTCACAAACGCGGAACAAAGCACTGAATTCTATCGCACCATGGGCCGACCAGATAATGTTGATGGCTATAAATTTGATGCTATTGAGGGGTACACCCCAAATGAGGATAGATTTAAAGCGTTTAAGGAATTAGCTCTAGCAAACGACCTGACAAAGGCCCAAGCCAACAAAATGGCCAAGACCATGATGGAACAGGATATGGCCGCTGGTAATGCCATGTCGGATGCCCAAAAAACGGCAACAGATGCGCTAAAGGCCGATTGGGGACAAGCATTTGACCAAAATTCCGGTATCGCACTTAAAGTAGCCAAGGCAACTAAAGCACCCGATAACGTGATAGAGGCAATGGAAGCTGGGCAAATGGACGTAAATTTCACTAAGTGGATGCATTCATTAGCCAGTAAATTTGAAGGGGAAGGAAAAAATTTAATCGTTCCAGATGAAAGCCGTGTTGATACCCCAGACGAAATTCGTGGTAAAATATCAGACATCATGAATAATAAAGAGCACCCATACTGGGTGGCCACTCACCCTGACCATGCGGCGGCTCTCAACAAGATGTTGGATTTACAACGGAAGATAGCTGCTTAGTATATCTATATGGGGATATTGACTCCGGTATCCCCACATGATATAATGGTCTAAATCGAGCGGATGCGCTCGCGAGGATTACTTAAATGCCCTCCTAACACATGAAGATGGCCCGCATGGTGTGGATTACCGGATATAAATAATTTATCATAGGAATACCACCATGGTTAAGAATATTGATTCGGCGTATATCCAAACGTTCGAAAACAATGTCCGTCATTTAGCTCAACAAAAAGCGGCTAAACTGATTGCGACAGTACAAAACAAGTCTGAATCTTCTCAGAATCATAACTGGGAAACTCTGGGCATTTTAGAAGCGGCTCCTAAAGTAGGCCGTACTGCTACTCCAGACCAAGATTCATTATGGGGACGCCGTGTTTCACTGGCAGAAACCCTACACATCGGTACTTCAACAGAATTGGAAGACCCAGTTCAGATGTTGGTGGACCCAAACTCCAATCTTACTCGTTCCATCGCAATGGGCATGAACCGTGCTAAAGATGATGTTATCATCGCGGCGGCAACTGCTGATGCATTGTTGGGTGATGGTTCTACGTTAGCATTCCCTGCAGGTCAGATAGTTGGTGACGGCACAGCTCCTATCTCATTTGATATGGTAACTGAAGTACAAGAAAAGTTCATGAAGAACGATATCGACCCTGATGTACCTAAGGTCTTTGTTGTTGGTCCAACTCAGGTCCGTAAGTTAATGCAACTGACAGAACAGACTAGCTCTGATTATGTTAATGCACAACGTTTACTTAGTTACGGTATCGTGCCAAACTGGCTGGGTTTCACGTGGATTAACTCTACGCGTCTTCTGATTCCTCAGGCAACTGAATTAACCTGCTTAGCTTACACAATGGATGCCATTGGTTGTAATACCAATCTTGACATTAGTGCTAAGGTAGCTCAGGACCCAAGTATCAGTTTCGCATGGCGTATCTATAGCCATATGACACTAGGTGCAGTTCGTGTTGAAGATGAGCAAATTATTCAGGCTCATGTTGCTGACACTATGTAGAGTGTTTTTGGCGGGGGGCTTGCCCCTCGCTTTTTATTAATTAACTGGGGATTTATTATGAAATCGGGCGCAAATTTAAACGATGTAAACCGAATTAACGAAATGTATGCCGAAGGGCTGACAGCGGAAGAAATTTCCGAAGAATTAAAAATCGTCTTGTCCTGTGTGGCATCTTTTGACCCAGAGCCAGAATTAGATGGCGAAGACGAAGACGAAATCGAAGACTAACGGAGTTAGTTAAATGCCAAGCGTAACTAGCATTTGCAACATAGCCCTCGCAAGATTGGGGGCCAATCGAATTTTAAACATTGATGATGATACTACAGAAGCACGATTGTGCAAAGCAGTATACGACAACCTGCGCGACGCTGTGTTGGAAGAGCATCAATGGTCATTTGCTATAGGCAGATACCAACTACCGATAGCAAGTGGTAGTATGGTAGGGGGGCAATACGCGAACAGATTTCTAATTCCTGTCAATGTGATAAATATCATTAGAGCCGGAAGTAATTCCGATGACCGTGTAGTTAACACGGATAGTTGGCGGATAGAGGGAGAATATATTGTTTCTAACGCAGGAACGATGTATATTAAAACTATTGACAAAATAATAGACCCGAAAATGTACTCCCCTATGTTCACCCAAGCATTAGCCATACGTATCGCGGCAGAAATTGCATGGGCAATAACTCAAAGTGCAAACATAGCCACTGGCCTTTTGCAAGAATACGCACGATTAATGTCTTTGGCGGCCCAAA